CCAAGATAGTTTACTGCACCAGAGGCTTCACCAAGATAGTTAACTGAATTGTAAGTGTTTATACCAGGCCCATTTACAAGGTTTTCATTAGTTGCATTTCTTCCCGCATAGTTAGTCGGCCCCGCATAGTTTGTTGGGCCTGCATAGTTAGTCGGCCCCGCATAATTGACTACACCACCTGCTTCTCCCTCAAATGTACCCGTAAATGTTGTTTCAAAAGTTCCAACAAAGTCTTGCGTATAATCGGTATCTGTGGTAGTATGTCTGGTATCGGTTGCAGTTCCTTTCGCAACCCATGTACCCGTTTCACTTGGAGCTCCAGTTGCAGAACTATTTAAGATATAAGTTCCAACACCCTTTGTACCATTCATGATACGAGTCTTTGCACGTTGTCCAAAAGTATATTTGATTTCTGCATCTGACATCTCTTGAATACCTTGAAATGTACCACTACCCCCAGAACTTCTTTTAAGTGCGACTGGACGGACTGCTGTGGGTGCAGAGAAGGTTTGTCTTTGATAGATGTTATAAGTTGCAACCGTAGTTGTAGTTGGGCCTGCATCGGTTCGTGTGTCTGTAAAAACTGCAGACAAATGCGTGTCGTAATCACCACTTGGTGCAGAAGAACCTAATTGATATGTGCCTGGATAATCATTTGCAAAAATAGTTGCAACTAATCTATCTGTTAGAGTATCCATATCATCAGTATCAAATTCATACAGTCTTATACTAGCATTATCTGACGGGTCTGCACTACCTTGATATACTGCATTTCTAAAGTCTCCACCATTTTCTGCAGCTGTTCCTTCGGTTTGATATAAAGTTGTGATTGTAGAAGTGGTGTTAATTGAACCGTGTGAGCCTGGTGCTTCATTAAAACGAGTATCAGTAAATGCACCGACAGTTTCGTTTCCAGTTGATACGTCAGTGATTGCACCGACTTCGGTCTTTGCAGATGCCTTTAATTGTTCCCCCGCCTGATACGCAAGATAGTTCTCTTCTGCGGTGGTCATTTCTTTTAAGTCACCGTTTGTACCTTCGAGTTTAAGTGGAGTTGCCATGATATACTATTTATAATTACTCTTACTTATTTTGTCTAAGTTTGAAATAGTTTATTTTCCAATAACCATTTTCATCTTTCTCTAATGCTTCTGGATTAGTACCAACTAATTCATCTGCAAGAAGTCCATAATTAGGTTGTTTATCTGCACCGATTGATTTCGCTAATTTATTCCAATCCCATGCATAAACATTATGTCCATTTGGTCTATGAATAAGTCTAACATTATCTTTTAAACGAGAGTCCGAATATGCCATTCCAAAAGTAGGTGACATAAAACCATAACTTATCGACTGTATATACCCTGCTAGTCCACCACCACCAGTAAGGTCTATACCAGAGAAATCCCAAACAAAAGAGTAAACTACTGCTGGAGCACCAACATCATAAATATCAATACGTGTTTCTAGTGCAAAGAAATAGTTTAAAATAGTTCTTTCTTGTCCTCTACTTACATTACTTTTACTTGCTTGCAATTGCATTTGAAAAACTCTTCTGTGGTTTATACCTCTTTTATTATTAGTGCTTGCAGTCATCTTTTGTGTAAATCCAAATGCATCTCCAAGTCCCATACCAGTTTGTTGTGTATCAATACCTATAAAGGTCACACCACTTTCATTGTTTGCAGAACTTGGTGTAGGTACACTCACACTAGTAGGTGAATGCAATGTTTGTACGTCCATAGTCACGCCAGGACTTCTGGAAATAGCAGTATTTTGACTTTTTGCATAAAAATTTGCAGTTCTTACTTCGGTTAGTGATTTAAGTCTTAAAGTATCTACTCCATTAGGTAAGTCTGGTAGAAAATAAAAAGGTTGATATGTTCCAGAAGTTGCTTGTATTTTATTTTGACTAGATTTAAAAGGCCCAGATGAGTACTGACCTACATAAGTAGACCTTTCTTTTGTAAATTTATAATCGTGAGTATTACCAGAAGAATTGGTACGGTTAACTAAGGTATTATAACTTGGCCCATTATTTTGTCTAACAAAACATCTCAATCCACCACTTTCATTTACAAATTTAAAATCAAGACCTATCGTTTCAGATGCAGTACCACTTCCTTGATATTCATCATTATAATAAGTCTCCGCATTACAAATAATTGAAGGTTGATTATAACCACGTTGGACAGAACCTTCTATTCTATCACCAAAATACGGTGTTATGTTAAAACCTAATCCACTCCCACCAGCTCTTAAAGGAAATGCTATATCCTGACCTTCACTAAAAAACATTTTTGCGTTTCTATAGTCTCCCATTTTCTGATTTGCTTCACCGTCAGATTTACCAACTAGTTCACGAAACTCAGAAGTGTTTAAATTAAAATTGTTTCCGAATGGAAAACCTCGAGAGTTTAATTTTTCTTGGTGACCAGATTGTTTACCTATTGAACCTATGGGAGTAAATGCAGAACTAGCGCCCATATTAAATTTACTGGGAGCAATATCTCCAAAAGCTGTGTTTGGTTGACTACCAAATATTCTCAGTTCTCTTTGAATAGGGCCACCAGTATAGCCTGGAAGTGTGGGCATAAATGGTTGATATTGAGTAAATCTAAGAAATGGAATACTTGTCAGTCGATTTTCAATTTGTGCTTCATCTCTAAAATCAGTAATACTAAGGTTAGTTGTTTTATTAAGTTTATTAGTATTGGTACTCGTTATTGGTTTTTGATGTCCAACTGTACCACTTCTAAAACCTTCTGACAAAGCTTTTGAAAAGCCATCGAAGGCTTGAGCAAATTTACCTCTTAATAAATCTAAACTAACTATTCCCCCAACATTAAGATTTAGTTGATAATCTGACATTACTTATTCCTCTTAAGAATATCTATTTCTGATTTCAACTCCTTAATTGATTGCACCAATAATGCGATTGTTTGGTCATACTGTAAAGTTTTATACTCTTGATTGTCATTTTCTTTAAATACTAGTTTCTTATCAAATACTGCAGAAGGTAAAACTTCCTCTACTTCTTGTGCAAGTAATCCCGCAGACTTTCTTCCATTATAATCGTAAGTAAAAGTATATCCAGTCAATGCATTTATTTTTTCAAGTGCATCTGTGATTGGTTCAATATCAGTTTTCAATCTCATGTCTGACGCAGTGGTTGAGAATGCAATAATATCATTGTTTGCATGGAAGTCTCCGTTTGACGCAAAGACTCCTACTTTTGTAGTATTAATAAAGACATCTAAACTTGAGTCGGTGAAATGTATATAGTCATTATTATCTGGGCCAATAAAGTGAACATGACCTCTTAAATCAGAGTCAATTGAATAAGTTGTTGTGATATTAGTTGATGCATCTGCAGTAAAATGACTACTTCCACCAGTTGTGTTAACTAAAAGACCACCACCTTGTTGCATTATGTGTTGTGCGTTGTTCGGAGATGTTGCAGTTGCACTTGTAGTTCCCGTGACGTGACCGTTTGCATCAATCGTTAAGTCTTGAATAAAAGTATTACCAGAGTTATTTACAGAACTTGCACCAACACTGGTGTGATTAAATGTAATTGTTCTTGCATTATCTGAGTCTGCGACTACTACTTCTAGATTAGTTCCACCACTGAATTTTACAAAGTCATTAGCACTATCCGCAACTATTCTACTTCCCGCACTGTCTCCACCAGCTGCACTATCAGTAAAAAATTCTACAAATCTATTTCTATTATTTACTTTCGTGTTTAATGTATTAATTGTAGCTGCAATATTAGAGTCTCGAACTTCTGAACTAAGACTAGTTAATGCACCTAAATCGGAGTCTAGTTCGTTGATAGATGCAATTATGGTTGATTTATTTCCAGTAGTTAGACTACTAATAGTTCCTATTTCTGCATCTAGTTCGTTTATACTACCGACAATAGTTTTTGCAGTAGTTGTCAAAAGATTTCTACTTCTTCCAGTAGTAGTTCCAGTAGAGTCTGTTCCAAGTAAACCAACCATGTCCGAGTCAAGTACTTGTATGTCTCTTGACAATGCGTTAAGTGCTTTACCTAAACTACTTCTTTCTGAGTCAGTAAATCCACCTAGTGCAAGTCCAGTTGAAGTTTTTACTGAGTCTAAAGTTAAATCTAATTCTTCAAACCCACCTTGGAATATTTCTTGGATTGCACCCGTAAGTGTTTGTGCAGTTGTAGTTAGAGTGACAGAACCTATTTCTGCATCTAGTTCGTTTATTGCACCTACTATATCAGAGTCTTGAGTAGTTGTCAACTTACCAGTTGCACCAACATCTTTTGATATGGTGTTTACATTAGTGACTAACTGACTTAAATTATCAGTTGTTTCCGTGACTGTATATGTATTAGACGCCATCTTTTTCTACCAATTGTTTTATTATTTGTTTTAACTCTAAAATATCAGATTGCATTTGTTCAATCTGTTTATTTTTATTGTCATGTTTTTCTCTTATCATTCTATATTGTTCTACTGCACCTTTACTAGTATTTAGTATCGCACCACTTTCTGTGTCTCTTACTAAATTAGGTCTACCTTCTACTTTTAGATAACTCATAACTATGCAGTTGCGATAACACGCAAGTCCCTAAATAATGGTGGAGTTGATGTATTAGTAGATGTCATTACTATCTTAACCTGATAAGACATAAATGCTTCAGTAATAAACCTACCATTATTTGTAAATTCGTAATCTTGGAAACCTAATTCACTCTTAGGAACACTTCCTATTTGAACAGCCTGTGTCCATGATTTTTCAAATATATTTTCTTCTGCATCTGCAACTCTAACCCAAACCTGAAAATCAGCAGAACTTGGTTTTCTCGCATTCAATAATATCGAAAGAGAATTTGCGGGTTCAAGAAGATTAACTGCTTTAGTAATGTGTTTACTTAAACTTGAACCGTCACTGTCCTCTCCAATATATTGAGTTGCCATTGGATAACCCGCAGAGTCTTGATTATCTATTCTATTTGATATACCAATTATTCCAGTTCTTTGTAAATCAATTACTGGTGATACGTCTGCACGAGTTGTAGAAAATGCAGTTTGAATTGTCACTGACTTTTCTCCCGATAAGTTTGCAGTTTCATTTGCTGTGGTTGCAACCAATCTTGGTGCAGAGAAATTATTTTCTTGTAATATACTTAAATCTCCAGAGAATGTTGTATCCTTTTGAAATCTAGTCTCAGTACCAGAGTATGACCTACCAGTTGTAAACTTAGCATCTACTGTGATATTAGTATCTTGTGGAACTAAAGTATCGAACTGTGGTATTACTGTATCCATAAGTATCTGTCTTTGAGTTTTAACTCTTGCACCACCTATACGACCAGTTGCATTTATAATTGAACCAGAAGGTATTTCAAACTGATAACCAAATCCGTCAGTTTTAGTAATAGTATGTGTGACATTGTTTATCGCACCCGCAGACTCAATCCCGTGTAAAATTCCACTACCCGCAGAGTCAAATCCAGTAATTAGAACTGTGTCTCCCGCAACAAATCCGTGGTCTGGTGCAAGAACTCTAACACTACTATCAGCAGAGACAGTCATTATAGGATTATTTGATAATAACATATCTGGAACTGGTGCGTTTTCAAACACCACTGTTCCACCCGCAGTACTAAATTGTGCTTTAAATATATCAAATGCAAGGTCTTTAGTTTGGTCTGGTGTCCAAGTTGTTCCGTTTTGTGATTTAAATAACGAACCTAAACTTGGTTGTCTATCAATTCTTCTTTCAGTAGAACCAAGTTGGAATGCATAAGTTTCTCCAACATATGCTTCATATGAATTACAATCAGATAATAATACGATTGCATATTCTTCATCATACTCTAAGTATATTGGTTCGTCAAAAGTAAATGTCGTAGGACTAGACAATGCAGATGCTTGTGTCTGACTAGCCGCAACTTGTACCGCACTTGGTGGTAAAACTACTACTGAGCCTGGAATGATATCATCTGAACTAGGAGCACCATTTACTACTGGACGTAATTCAAGTCTTACTGGTATACCGTCTGTATCTTTTGTTTTAAAATAAGTTTGTATTTTAGTCACAAACATACCACTTGGTGCAGAAACCCTAAAGGTTTGTGCAAGTGGGTCTAACCAGTTCACATTAACTTGTGGTACTGGTTGTGGTGGTCTAAGTGTGACCGTTGTAGTTTCTAAAGTACCTCTACTTGTAAAGATTGCACTCGCACGAGACGTTGCAGATGTTTGGTCATCTACTGAAATATCTAGTAATTTAAATTCTCTATCACCTGCTCTAAATCTTAATGAGTCATTGTTTGGTAGTAAGAATGAACCTTCTACTTCACCATTTGTATCTGTGACAATAGTCGTACTTCCACTTGGGTGTGTTGTTGTACCTCTATATTGGTTTCCAGTGTAAGTCTGTCCCGCAACATTTGTAAAACTACCCGTAGTGTTTACGTAGTCATCTACTTTAACTCCGTCAAAGAATGGGAAGTATCGAGTTTTAGGTCTTAAACCTTCCGCACGGAAGAATACAAGTCTTGGTCTCATAAATGGAATAGAAGTTAAAGATACTTCTCTATCTCCTACTATTTCGTTTATGGTACTATTACTTACGAGTCTTATTCCAAAGTCTCCACCAGTACCACCTTCTCCAGTACCAAAATTGAAGTTATCAACAAATGATACACCTAATCCAGCACCAATTCCAGAGACACCACCTCTTCCTTGACTACCTGGCCCACCAGCATCTTGTGAGAAGTTATTTCCAAAGTTAGGAATTGCACCACTTAAATCTACACCAGTCCAGTTCCATATTGCAGCTCCATTTAAATTAGGTGCAAAACTTGGAGGCATTAAACCTAAAGTATTACCAAATGTTGGTATTCCCATTTGTACTGGTTCTGGGAATGAGTTTGTGACTTGTGGTACAGCAGGAGTAGATACAGTTTCAGTATCAACCCAAACATCACTTGTTGGTGATAAAGTTAAATGTCCTTCTCCACTTATAACTGCAAATGGGTTTATATTTTCAACACCTGAAATTTGTTGTTGTGATATTGCTTCAGTTTCAGTATAGTGAAGATAAATGTTATCACCCTTAATAATTGTGTTTGTTGATTTTGCAGAGTCATAAATCAAAGGTATTTGATTATTTGAAAAAGCGGGGTGTAAAGTATTTGTTGTTGGATTTATTGACGCACGATACATTGGGTCTTCAAAATCCGATAACAATCTGTTTTTAAAGTTATCTGCAAGTATACCAAGTTTAGTTCTGGATACACCATTTGAGTCTAAAATTAATCTTGCATCTGCAGATTGTTCTAGAAGTGTTAATGCAGTTGTTTCTGCAAGGTCATCAAGTCTTTTCTCAAGTCTTGCGATATCTTGCATTCTAAATCTTTTATATTGAGATACACCTAAAGTTAAGTCTGAGTCATTTAGACCATAACCATTTATTCCTAAGTTAAATAGTAATAAATTGTTTTCTGGTGTAGGTGGTTGTTGTAATGCAAATCCGTCTTTACCAGATACTAATTTAAATTCTGCATCATTGTTAATTGTAATCTTGTCAGCTCTTGGTAAATAGTATTCTATGTCCGCAGTAATTGTATCTCCCGCAACTGGTATCTCAACCTTTGTAGTATAATTACTTGCAATTCCAGTGTTGTTAGTGATTGGGTTTGCTTGTCCGTCTGAGTCAGAACCGTTAGAGTCAAGTACTAAGTATTGATGTCTAATACCAACACCGTCACTATCTCTCACTGACCTCAAGTCAATTACTTCACGAAGGTTAATACTTGTTCTACTATTGATTGCAAAGTCTGGTATATCTTCGTAATCTACTTGACCAGTATATGAGTTTACCGAGAAGAAGTCTCCACTTGCACCATGAGCAAAGTGTCTAAAACTACTATAAATATTTCCACTTGGTGCGGATACATCTTTTTTTACAACCAATCTACCGTTTTGATAGAAGGTTGGTCTTTGACCATTGTCTACGATAAATTTCTCAGATAAGTCTGCTCCATTTGCACTATCTTGTGCAATGACTGAAACATCATAGATATCTGCATTAGGCATTGGAACGAAAGTTAAACCTTCTCCGTCCGAGTCTATTGTACCAGTAAATGTGACTGTTGTCAAGGTTTTTGTTCTTCTTGTTGCGTTTCCTTTTTGTACTCTTGCAAAGATATTGTGTTTTGCACCAGAGTCTAAACCACCATTAGCATGGTTTGTAGTTGTAGTAATAGTCGCACTTTGAGTTCCAGTTCCACTAACATCAAAGTCAGTCACTCTTTTTCCAGTTGCTTGACTGGTAATAATCCAATCATTTGTATCAGTAAATGTTTCTCCACTTGCAGATAAAGATAAACTAATAGACGGGTGTGTTCCAGCAGAAGGAGCATTTGCAGAGTCATCAAACTGTCTTAATACTGCAAACGAAACATCTGAAATATTTTTTGGTCTCGGTCTTTGAGTTGGGAATAGTAAAGTATTTTTATTTGCTTCTTTAATTACTGCACCTGTGACACCAACACTAGTGTCGGTTCTTTGTTGAACTCCAAAACTATGTGGTGCAGTATCAAAGTCTCCGTGTCTTTCTATACGTTTAATATCAATCAATTGGTGGTTTGAACCAGCTGCAAGTCCTTTTAACTGTATGTCCATTAAATAGATACGAAGTTCTCCACCTACTTGTTGAATTGATTTAATTCTTGCAGTACCAATAACATAGTCATCACTACGTAAATTAACTAATTCAAAATTTCCAAGTCCAGCTGCAACTGCAATATCAGTATAATTGTTATCTCCAGGCACATGAACAAAATAATTACCATAGTCTACACCAATCGCTTCGTTGTTATTTGTGACTGTAGTTCTGGGTTTTGGAATAGTTAATTTAGTTGGTCTTTCTTTATTTACACGATAACCATTTAAGTATGCAGTACCAGCAGATATGTTTGCGATTAAATTAGATGTACTTCCACTTGCAGAGTCCTCTTCAAAAGTCACTCTAAATGGACGAACAATATAATTACCTGACTCTTCTTTTGTTCTAATTGCAAGAACGTCATTAATCTTATTGTAATCTTCTGTACCAGTGACAACTTCTTCTATTTCTCCGTCTACTATATCACAAAAGTATACGAAGTTATCACTTGCAGAAATGTCTGCTTTGTTTGCAAGGGTTAATCTAATTCTGTATCGGTCTGCACCAGGCGATGCAGTATTTGGAGTTGCACCCTGATTATCAAAAAGTGAAGTATCTTCACTAGAAGTGACAATACTTTCTGCAATAGTAAATCCAACAGTTGCAGTTCCAGTTGAAGTGTATTTTGAAATAACTAAAGATTGTTGTGGTGCAAACACAAAGTGTCCTCTTACAAAAAAGTCTCCCCCAGATACATGAAGTATTGTACCTTGACCAGTTGCTGGGTTTGCAACAGTATTTGTTGATTGGACTGTAAAGGCATTACCCCCAGAGTTGATAGTTTCACCCGCACTAAATCTAACGGGTTCAGAACCTGCTAATGCACCGTCATCTGTATCAGTATACTGTACATAAAAAGTTAAAGGGTCAGAACCACTTGCATCTTCTACTCTTAAAATTCTTGCTTTAATACTTGAAGTTGCACCCGTAAATTCTAATCCTACCAATCCCGTTATATCTGCATTAGTAGCTTCTATTTTTACAAATTCTGCATTTCTGTCAACACTAGGCCCGCCTGGGTTTACAGCCGCACCTTCTTTAAATATATTCCTACCAAACCTTGCAATCTCCTCTTGAATGATAGTTTGCATTTGCGTAAGTTCTCTCGCTTGCAACGCACGACCTGAGTTAAATAATATTCTATGAAAATTATCTGAACTATCAAAGTCGTCTTTATATGTTGTTTCAAAGGTTGACTTATTAAATGACATGTTTTATTCCTATACTTGTATTACAATTTTTAAATCTTCTGTTTGGTCTGCGGCTCTTGTGACTGCAGAACGATTATCAATGTATAACAACTCACCTGAGTATGGGTCTACATCTCGGCCGAAATCATTTCCACTACTATCAATAAGACCAGCACCTTTAAGTACACCGTCTCCAACAGCCGCACCTTCGGTAGTAGTGACGGTTTCTCCAGCACTAAAAGATGCAAATCCAGTACTATCATTTTGATGATAATACACTATAGTACTTGAACCAGCACCAGAGTCGTAATCTGCAATCGCTTTCGCACCAGAAGTACCACCTAATAATGTTTTTCCTTTTTCAAATGCGGTGGTTATTGCAGAGAAACTAAGTCTTTTTAATGCTTGACCCGTAGTACTTATCAATGGACTAGCACCACCATTTGAGTCTAGGTCTTTAAGTAAACCCACTTGTCTAAATTGAATTCCTACCCCAAAATCATTACCTTCTGCACCAATGGGTTTTGAGTTAAACATAAGTGCATTACTCTTTAAATCTTCTACTGCGTTTGCACCTATTCCACCCGTTTTTCCAAGAATAGGTCTTACTACTGCGGCCGTAGTTGGTGAACCACCACTTACTGATACAGCTGCATATCTGTATCCCGAACCAAAATTCGCAGAATCGAAATTACCAGAACCGTCTTCAGCAGGAATGACCTTGACTACTTCTCCACCAGATATTGTTGCAGTTGCAGATGCAGAACTACCATTACCAGTAATTGTTATAGTCGGTGCAGAACTATATCCAGCGCCTGGATTGTCAACCGCATATCCTACAATTTGACCGTCTATTGCATTATTTTGAATTACTGATTGTTCTATCTCTTGTGTACTAAAATTAGAACTGTCCCCAACACTAATTACATTACCATTATTAATAAGTTGAACGGGTATGAAGTTTGCAGATTGAAATTTATTTGCACTTGCAGAACCAATACTGTATACCATTTTCCAAACATATCCGTCAGATGTTTTAAAAGGTGTACCCGTAGTATTACCAGTCGGTTCTACTGTAGATGCAACTGCAGTTCCACTGTCATTAATTGATTTTCTTAATACCATGTATACTTGTTGGTTTGAGTTAACAACATAGTATGCACTAGAATTACCAACGGTTGTATCATCGTACGCATCATAGAATGTACCAGATGACCAGTTGTATCTTGGAACTACAAAACTTGCGTCAGATATTAATCTTACTGCTTGCATGTTGTTTCTAAAATCTCTTTCTTGTTTTAAAGACAATTGTGGGTCTGGTACTGTATCTGCAGAGTCCCAGTTTTGTGAACGACCAATCGCCGCATAGAACTTAGAAGGATTAGACGAACTATCTTTTGTTTTCTTAATCTCGTCTAGTATAAAGTTTTTTAATCCATTAGTTATTGTTGCGGCCATTTCTTATTCTCCTTATGCGACTGCACCACCGTAGGTTGCAAGTATTTGCCAGTTAGTTCCGTCAAAAATTAATGTTCCAGTTTCATGTTGTTGTAATGTTAAAGTAGTTCCCGCACCAAAATTGTCGGGTTGGATAACTGCATTACCAGCACCACTTACACTTATGTATTTTACTTGTCCAACAACACCGTCTGCAATACTATATGTACCCGCAGTTCCTTTTGTTATTTCACTATACGGTAATGATATGGATAAACCACCATTAGCACTTACAGTTTCTTGTTTTAATATCTCATGACTGTTTAATAAAATACCCCCAGTTCCTTGTCCTTCTATTTCTATATCAATATTAGTATCTGTACCTTTTGCACTTACCTTTGGATTATTATTGGTTGCGTTGTTAGTAATATTAATGTGGTTGACGGCACTTGCAGTTTTTGTTAATTCTAATACTTCATTACCCGAAGAGTCTTGTAATACACCACCCCCAGATAAACCAGAAATCTTAGGTGCGTTTATAGTAGGAGTTGTTAAACTTTTATTTGTTAATGTTTGTGTATGTGCATTAAATGTCACTTCATCATCACCAGTTAGTAAAGGTAATGTAATTGTTCTGTCTGCAGCTAATTCTGATAC